CATCTTCAATAGGTGATTCAATAAAATAAGATTGTCTTATACTTGGTTCAGCTTTATATCTATAACAGGTTGATTTCAATTCACAACCTTGTCCGTTGCACATTGTTATATCAGGCATATCTTTAATTTATTTCATTAGCTAATTCTAAAATAGCTTTATTAATAGTTATATCGGTATATGTAATTTGGTGCATTAAACCTTTTATAATTTCTAAAAATTCATACGCAGTTAATTCATCGTTTGCTATTTCAACTGTGTACTTGTTATCGTATATTTCTAATTGTAGTTTCATATCTTATTTGTTTTTAAATTGTTGTAAAACCAATGGCTTCTAAATGATAAATTGCAACAAGAACAGCTGACTTATTTGTATCTAAAATAACTACAGCATAAGGTTTTTCATCTCCACAGTTTACATATCCATCAATGTAACCTGTATCGCCATCATTCCAATCTTTATATTGGTTTGTTCCGTTTAACTTTATTTTTGTTTTCATATCTTATTTATTTTTCCGTTTCCAAATTAATTTAGCTTTAAGTAATTCCTTTTCTTGTTTACTTAACTTTTCTTCAAAGCCAATAAAATCATTATTAGCTATATACAAATAATTAACTTTTGGTGCGTGTGCGTAATTCATAATTAAATTTGCCATATCTTATTTTTTAAATTTATCTTTTAGTATTTTTTTATAAATAGTGTTTACTGATTCTTTGTTACAACCTCTTTTATAATAGAAGCTCATTACTCTTAATATTCTTTGTAGATTACTCATATTTTTTATAATATCTTACTTTTTCGTTAATGTTTAAAAATGCTTGAAACTTTTCTTGAACATCTTCGTATTCTAATAGTGCAGCTAAACGCATAATGTTTTTATTTGTTTGTAGTTGTTCTATTTTTTGTTTCAGTTCTTTTATTTCTATGTCCTTCATTTGTATTTTAAATTGTAATGATTCTAATACTAAATCGGGTTTAACTCCATTGATTAAGTTTTCTAATTCTTCTACCCTTGGATTGTAGTGTTTAATCATTGGGTATATTTTTAAATGGTGTATTATTGTAGCGTGATTTAAGTTTAGTTCTTTTCCTATTTGTATTAAAGAATATCCTTTTTGTCTAAATAAGAATGATGCTAATGCTTTCATTTCTACTTGTTCTCGTTTCCTGCTTTTTATTGTTACATCAATTCCTGATTCTTGTTTTATTTTTTCTATTATCATAATTTTTCTATTTCTTGTTTTACTTCATTTAAATATTTATCAAACATACTTCCCTCTGTTGCATAAAATAAACTATCGTGAAAAAACCTTACTTCTTCTACTGCTAATAATGCACATCTTTTAGCTTTAATAGTATTGGTAAAATAACCATCATCATCTTCGTTTTCTCTTATTGCATAACAATACTTATCAAATAATTGTTTTGCTTTTGTTTCTGCTTTCATAATTCGTCAAATGTTAATTCTAATTCTATTGGGTTAAATTCTTGTACTACTGCGGTTAATGTAAGAAACGAAGATACTTCTATTGCTAAATGTATACCTGCACAAACTTCAAACTGTTCACGTTCTTCGTAGTCTGTTAAAACCATTCGCATTGTTTCTAATGTTTCGCCTTGACTTATATCGTATAGCGTCATAGCAAACGCTTCATCTTTTGTTAATTCATTCATTATAATACTCCTCTTAATACATATTGGTCTAAGTCTACTCCTTCTGTTTGAAAAAAGTGTTTATAATTACTAACTCCTTGTTCAAACTTTTCTTTACCTTTTGCGTAGAACTCATCACTACATTCAAAGATAGCAATATCTAAACTACCTTTGTCAATAGCTATAAATACAAAATCTTCTACTCCAAACATTTCACGATATAACCACGCTTGTAAATCATAAGAATATTTATCTGCTGAATAACGAAAGTCTTTAATACCGGTTGTGGTTTTTAAATCAATAATAGTATTGCCTTTTAATATATCTGCTTTTGCTCTTATTGGTATTCCATCAATCATTGCTATTTGTGGTACTTCATATTCTGCTTTTGTTAAGTATTCTTTTACTGCTTCGTTTCTTAATAAAGCATCGCATAAACGTTCTGCTGCTTTCTTTTCGTTTTTAGTGTAAACTTCTTTTCCTGTTTCTTTTGCAAGTTTGTATTCTTTACTTGCTTTTGTTGCAGCGTCTACAAATATAATATCGTCTAACTTTTCAGGTTCTAATATCATTGTGTGAAATAGTCTACCATCACGTAACGCTTGTGTTTCACCACTTCCGTATTTGGTTGTAAAGTAATACGTTTTAGGCGAAGATATTAATGTTTTAATAGTTGAACTACTTAATGCGTTTTGCCCCAAGTAACCATAATAGAAACTATCATCGTACATATTAGAAAGGATTTCTTCTTTAGTCCATTGTTTGTTATCAAATGTTGTTATCATATTATCTTATTTTTATGTTGTTTAAATTGTTCATTGTTTCATCGTGTCTTAAAACTTCTTTTATTTGTTCGTAATACAAATCTGATTCGTTCCATTCTTCTAATAATAGCTTTTTAATATTACGCAATTTGTTTTTCATATATGCGTTATCTAAATCTTTGCTTAATTGAATTAAGATATCTAAATCGTTTATAATTTCTGTTTTCATTAGTTATAAAGTTTATCGTAAATTGTTTCTAATATTTCTTGTTCGTCAGTTTGTGATAGTATCATTGTTATGTCTGTACCTTGATAAAGTACTTGCATAATAATAACATCAGGCACTTGGTCGCCTTTTACTTCTACTGTGTGGTAATCAACTTGAATTTCTTGATTACGATACTTAAATGTTTCCATATACTTGTTTTTAATTGTTTCAACAAATATATAACTTATTTTTTACTTATTAACATTTTAACAAAACTTTAACATAAAAAAAGTAGGTGTTACCCTACTTATTATTTTCAATCCATTGTTCTTGTAACTTTTCGTGGTGTTCTATTTCCCGCATCAAGTAGTTTAATGCCTTTCGTAAGTCATCAAGTTCGTTATCTTTTTTACCTGCTCGTGCTAAATACTTAACTATATTTCCACGATTAAAATTCATATCGTACATTTTACAAAAGTCTATAACGTCAATTCTTGATTCTGTCATATAATGCATTGGTGTTATCTTGCTCATTAGTCTATTTTTAAAAATTCTGCTTCAGCGTATTCTTTGAACCATTCTTTGTTATCGTTGTACTTTTCAATTATTGCGTCAATCATAATTAATTCGTCAAGTGTTGAAGTACTTAGTTTAGTAACCAAACTTTCAATCTTACTTAAAATGTTTGTAGTCATTTCAGGGTCGGTTTTATAAATACTTGTGTATTCTTTATGTACAACACTTTCCAAGTCTTTGTTTAGGTTATTTATTCTATTCTTAATTTGTTGCTTATATTGTATTGTAAAGCGTAAATTTTCGTTACATTCTAAAAGCAGTTGTGAAAGTATAACTTGCTTTAAATATTCTAATTGTATTGGGTTTTCTATTGCGCTCATATTTCTTTTAATATATTATGTGGTTCAATGTATAAATAACTAACTTCTTTTGATACTTTATGCCTTGTGCTAAAATGTGTTGAAGCAGGATTCTTGCTGTTTGTTTCCCAAATTGGTTCTACTTTCAATAAGTTCCAAAAATAGATTCCTTTTGGTGTTGAGTTAACATAAATTGGTATATCTAAATGTTTTTCGCATTCTTGTAACATAGCATCATACTTTTTCTTTTCTAAAAGCATTTCGTTAAAATGTTTTGTTCTGCATTTTAATTCAATACGATATTTAAATTGCGGCGAATAACAATCCCATCTTGACATTTGATTTTTAGACTTAACCAAATCCTTGTATATGTTTTCTTTTAACCAAAGGAATAAATCCTGCTCGTTCCAACTATGCATTTTGCGTGTCGTAAACTCTTTTAAGGTCGTTTATTTTATCTCTCCAACAAGAACCACAATTTGAAGGTTGTATTTTTTCATTAAATACATTCTTGTAAATTTCAGTAACCTTGTTTTGTTGCTTCGGTGTTAACTGATTATTAGTTATTGAAAAGAAATTAGTTAACCATTCGTTATCTTCATCGGTTAAACATTCAGCTTGTTTGTAAGGAAACAATTTGTTTAGTAAGTCTTTACGTTCACCACAACCGCAGTCTATTCCTGTAGCTTCCGAAATTGCTTCTACTACTGTTTTAATTCCTGTTGCTTCAGTGATTTTTTCTATTGTATCACCAAGCCCTTTTGATTTTCTTTGTCTTGCCATTTTTTTAAAGTTTTAAGTTATCGTAATCGTCTTGTAGTAATCTTTTAAGTTTTTGTTTGTTAGCTTTTAATGTGTGAAATATAGAAACAAAACTAATACCGGTTTCTTTTGCTAATTTGCGTATTGATGTTTTATTATCTCGGTATAAAGTAAATAGCTTTTTATCGTACCATTCCCAACTATTAACCTCATCTTCAGCTTTTATCCTAAAACTATCCCATTCTAATTCTTGTTCTTCGTTGTAATCGTCTATTAGATTATAAATTTCTTCGTTTAATTCGCATTTATCAATACGCTTTCTAATATTATGAAGTTGAAAGTGTATGTTTCTAATTATTATAAAAACATAACCACGATTTGGTTTGTCGTTAGTAAACATTTGTTGCTCGGTAACTTTGTATTTATGCAGTAGCAGGTACATTTCTTGTACTATATCTTCTGCAAAATCTTTGTCAAACACTTCAGCAAGTTCTACCCAATCTTTGTGATACTTTGCAACTCGTTCTAATATTTCCATTTACCAATATATGTTAATTGACAAAACACCTAAAAGGATTTGAATAGTATAATATTTTTCTTCATCTTGTTCGTCACAATCATAAAGAACACCTACCATAAAACCTTGTATTGATGCTATTTGAATTTCTTTTCCTGTTTGGTCTGCCCAAAGTATTAAAGAAACTATTAACCCAAGAATTAAATAAATCATATTAATATAGTTTAGCAGTTATTTTTCCAACCTTTTTTTCTTTTGCCGGTTTTAAAGCAATATTTATTTCAACGTTTGTTAATTCATTATCTAAATTTAAAATTGATTTGTAAGCACCTTCGATAGCGTTCCAATCAATAATAGAATCAACCTGCAATAATTGTTCTATCATATCTATTTTAAATACAACATCTTTAAAGTAAGATAACAACTCGCTATTATCGGAATTGTAAACTAACATTCTTGATGTGCTTACTTTTAATTCCTGTAAATGATTTTTAATTGTCAAGTTTTCCATTGTTCAAATTTATTAATAAGTTATTAACATTTTATGTCTTTTAGTATATCGTATAAATCACCTTCAACTTGCGGTAAACCAAAATTGTTTACTTTAAAATTAAAATCTTCAAAACTTGCGTTTCTACTTCTTTTACAACTTACTTTAACAAGCTCTTTATTTACTGTGTTTAGCTCTAATTGTATTTGTGTTTCTGCTTTCTTTTCCAAGAACGACCCTAAATGTCCTGTTGGTTTATCAGTTCCAAAGTTTGAGTGAATAACAGTAACTATGTGACAATTTAATTCTTTTGACCAACGCATTAAATGTTGTGCTACTTCACTTGCTTGTTCTATGCTATTAACATCGGAACATAAATCTGCAATACCATCAATAATAACCAAACCAATATCTTGACCTTCTAATTTATCATAAAGTATATATTCAATAAATAAAACTCGTTCTTTAAATCCTAATTGTCTTAATGCGTAAGTATGGTATTTATCATCTTTTAAACCTGTCATTTGTAATGGTCTTTTAAAAACCATTGAAGCGTGAAAGTTTCCTTGCTCGGTGTCAAAATGTATAACGTGTTTATCTTGCCTGTTTCCTCTTAATTTACCACCAAAGCCCTGTAACTCGTTTTTCATATAAACTGCGCTTAAAAGCGATATAAAGAACGTTTTTTTTGATTTAGGTGGTGCTTGAATAAAACTAAAGTTACCATAAGTTCCAATAGGAATTGGATATGTTTTGTAACCATCTTTTGTTTCGTATTCTTTTTCACCAAAAGACAAAGCAGGTATTGGATATTCTATTTCTTTTTCAGGGTTAATGTAGCAATCTTCTTCAAGCACTTGCATCATCATTCTATTTATCGTTTCTTGTTCTGTCATTACTCAACTGTTATTTCAATATCATTACAAACTGAACTATTTTTAACAAAAGTTCCATTTATCATTTTTCCTTTTCTATTTTGTATTTCATTATAAGCAGAATTAATACAATCCTCAATTTTAAATCCGCATAACTTTGATAAATTAGTTAATACAACAACACAATCTCCTATAGCATCAATTATTTCTGCATCATCATTATTTAATATAGCTTTTGATAATTCGCCACATTCTTCTTGTAATTTTAAATATTGTGTTTTAGGGTCCCCTTTTTCATATATTCCTCTTTCTTGAGCCCAATTTCTTATTTTATCATATACAGAAGTTCTATAGTTAGCATTGTAAAAATTTAAAAATGATTCAATATATATAAATCTTTCATCACTATATTGTGATTTAAAGTTATTTTTTAAAATCCAATCTTTAACATTTTCATCTATAAAATAAATTTCATTTTGTATTTCTAATGTGCTTTTTATTATTTCTTTTAAATTGTTAATGTTTGAATTTTTAAAAGTAATTGTCTGATTTGTTACGTGATACATAATTTTGTTTTTTAAGTTAATTAATTCGTAATATTTGTTTTTGTCTTGTTTAAATCCGTGTTTTTTTTGTAAATCTAATTCAAAAATTGATGCTAATAAAATACTTTTTGTTTTAAATAATATTTTATATTCATTATAACCTTGTTGTTTTATAACTCTATTTTTAATATTGTTAGTACAACCAATTTTATTTTTAGTTTTGTAAATATAAAACATTATACGGCAATTGGTATTTTAATAAAACTATTACAATTATAATTAATAATTTCTAATTGTTCGTTTTTGTATTTATAAGTTGGCAAAATTAATATACTTCTTTTTAAATATTCATCTGCAACTTCTAATTGATTTTTATAAATATGTGCATCAATAATATTTAAACTTAATTTATTCGCTTTATAACCTGTTTTTTCAGAAATATATAATAAAAAAATTGTAAATAATGCAATATCATAAGGTATTCCCGCTATTAAATCACCTGACCTTTGTAATACAAACATATTTAATTTTTTATTTTCTACAAAAAATTGAAAGTATAAATAACAAGGGGGCAATTTCATTTCTTTTAATTGTAATGGATTCCATAAAGAAATAATATGTCTTCGGCTATTTGGATTTGTTTTAATACTGTTTATTAAGCTATTTAATTGATTATAACCATTACTATTAAAATTTAATAATTGATGACCATATACAGGTCCTAAATTACCGTTTTCATCAGCCCAAGAATCCCATATTTTTACACCTGCATCTTTAAATCTTTTAATATTTGTTTCTCCATTTATAAACCATTCAAATTCAGTTTTAAAAGTTTTTTCAAACATTTTTCTTCCTGTTAAAATAGGAAAATATTTTGAAACATTAATTTCTAAGCTTTTATTAAATAAAGAATAACAGCCAACGCCTGTGCGGTCCTCTTTATAAACTCCTTTTTTTATTGTTTCTTGTATTATTTTTCTATATTTTTTTTCGTAATTATACATTATCTAATAAATTATTAAGTGAACCAATATAAGCTACCGCATCCAATAAATTATCTTCTTTATGAGAATTAGATTGTCTTGCAAATTTTAATGCTATTAAAACATTATAAGCATCAACTACAGTTATTTCTTTATTACTAAATTCGGAAGCTATCCTTGCCGTTTTTTTCATTGATTCAATAAAATCTCCGTACATACGCTCTTTTTCTTCAGATCGTAAGTTTACAATTTCGTTTGCTTTTTCTAAAATGTTCATATTGTTTTATTTTTTGTAAATGTATAAATTGTTTTTTTAATATGCAAATTTTAACTAAATTTTAACATAAAAAAGGGAGCTGTTACACTCCCTAATTAATTTAAAACGGTAAATCCACTTCTACTGTTTGTTGTGTTGCAGTTTCTTTTTTAACTGCTTTAATGTTTCCATCAGTCCAAACAACGTTTCCGTTTCCTAAATAGTTTTTAGCTTTTTTAGCTTCACGTTCTTCTTTTGTTTGTGAATCAGTTAACGATACGTTTTGACCCCATTGGTTTGCATCATCGTTAATGTTTAATGTACAGTTATAATAAACTGCTCCATCTTTACCCATTACAAACTTTTCTTTTGGTAGTTTGTCAACTCTAATGCTCAAATTGATAATTGAACTCATAATATTTAATTTTACTTTGCCTACCTTTTTTTACTGTTGTCGGCTATTCAGCTTTATTTAACTTTTAAAAGTTCTTGTTTTGTTTTGGCCGCTAATTTATACTTTTTTTCGATAACTTCAATAGTTCCACCGCTTTTTAAATATTCAATAGCTTTTGTAAATTCAGGTGTGTTAACATTTAACCATTTTTGCTCATCTTCAGTTTGTGCAGTGTTAGCAGTTTTTCCGTGTGTATTAGTTGCATCAGGATCTTGCGTGTCGTCAATTAAAAGTAAGTTACCTAATGCGTATTTTTTACCATAAGAAGAAGCAGAACCATATTGCTGAGGTACTTGCATTCCTTTCTGTTGCAAATCTACTCCTACTATTGCAATAGCTTTTATAACGTTAATTCCGTTATTGTCAATAATACTTGCAGTTGATTTCAATACAGGCGGGTTTTCACAAATTAAACTTTCGTTAATAGTAAAAGATACTGCATACTTTTCATTATAAGGTTTTAACGCTTCTAATATATCTTCTGCAGAACGGAAGTTATATTTTCCAAAAGAATTAAACTTTGATTTGTTAGCTTTAAATTCTACTTGAATTTTAGATAGCTTTTCGTTTAATGTTAAATTTTTCATAATTCGTAAGTTTTTTGTTTAATAATTGTTTTGTACTCTTGTGGGCAATCTTCGTCACATAATTCAAATATATGTGCTTTAACGTCGTTTAATTTTGTTTCAAGTTCGCATATACGTTTTTGTAATGCTTCAACTTGGAATCTTTGGTAATCGATTAAATCTTTCATTGTTTAATTGTTTTTAATTATGAAGCAAATATATAATTAATTTTAATACAAAAATAAACTTTAACAAAACTTTAACATATAAAAAAAGAGTAGTCGCTAAACTACTCCTTCTTCAAACAATTAGAAAACAATCAGAAATTATAATGTAATTTATAGAAATTCTTTTAATTTATTTTTATAGTGTTGTATCATATCTTGCAAATCATCATCAGTGAATTTAACAATTTGTCTTGATTTTAAAACCATTTCCTCAGCTTTATCTAAACCCAAATATTTAGCAAATAAAAACTGTTGACCTTGATTTGAAATATTACAACCATAACATTGAACACCTACGTTGTCTTCGTCCCAACGTGTTGAATAATGCCTACGTGATTGAAAGTGGCCGCATTGTAGTTTTTTATAATGGTCTTTTTTACCACAAGTAACGCATTCAGCTATTTCATCTTTAGCATAACGCAAACGTATGTACTGCGAAAATACAGTATCTAAGTTTTTAACTAAAGTTGAACGTTTGATTTTCATTGGTACAAATATAAAAGATAGCTATTAACATTTATGTAAATAACTTTTGTTTTTTGATTGTAACTTTTTGTGTAGTTTTGCGTATAATAATTAACCAATGCGTTGAAGACTTGCATAACCTAATAAATACGGACGATGCTTGGAACAGGTAAAATATTGAAAATTTGTTTTTCTTAAGGGAACTTTTTATTTCTTTTCTTTTTTACTGTTTTTTCTTTTCTTTCTTTTGTATTTAAATAACTATTTTAAAATACTTTTTAATTAAATAATATATAATTAAAATTAATATAATAAATAAAAATATAAAATACTTTATATTATAATTATCTCTTTGTACTTTTTTTTCTTTAATTACTTCTTTATATTTGATATTTGATTGTTTAGCTTCGTTTTTAACAACTTTAATATCTTTTTTATATAAACTATTATCTTTTTTGTTTTCGTGTCTTAAAACAACGTTAAAATACGTTTTACCATTATAAGTAAATGGTTTTAAATTATCTTTAGCTTCTACTGTAAAAGTATTTAATTCATAATTAAATTTAATTTCTACGTTAGAACTATCAGTTGTAGTTTTAGTTTCTACAATATTTGTTTCAACTTGTTTTTCTTGTTTTGTAATTTCTACTTTACGTGAACCACAAGACGTTAAAATTAATAAGATAAGTAAATATACTATTTTCATATAAAAGTGTCTTAAATGTCT